CAATTTCCATATCTCCGGCGTGGAGGTATCATAATATGGGTTCATCAGTAGTAGGCGCATCAACTACAGCAGCAGTAGATACAAGCAGACAACCAAGATTTGCTTATGCTAATAGATATTCTTGGAGTACATTTGGTGGTACTACTGCTTCCGGTGCTCTTGTGTATCGTCCAACAGATAACTGTTTATATAAATTAGACAATACAAACTCTTCTTCTGGAACATTTCAAAAATGGAGTTTAACAACTAATAGTGCTACATCTTTAAATGCATTATATAATACTATGAACCCTATTGACCAACCTTGGCTTACAATGGGCACAGATACTAATATATATTGTTTACCGACTTCAGTTAATACAACAACTTATAATATGAATCTTGGCAAATATGTAGTAAGTACTAATACTTGGTCAAACCCTTCTGGCACTGGTGTTCAATACAGTCATAATCTTGTTAATGCTCCAGCAATACCCAGCACTTTTACAAATCCAAATGATGTTGTTTTTGTTGGTGGTCATTTTGGCAGCGGCGGAAGTGTGTCAGTACAAAACTATACAAATTTATTAAATACAACTGTAAGTGTTAGTGATGACACCACTCCGTCTGCTACATCTGGTGTAGGAAGAGGAACATTTACTGAAATAAAAAATGGTGATGATATTATATGTCCTACTGGTGGATATTTTATGTCTACTCATCCATCAAACTACACAACAACTTCACCCGGAATTGCTAGAGTTCAATGGCAAATTACTAATCCAAGAACTAATTCTGCTCTTGTTTTAAATTATAAAACACCATCTAACTGGGCTCGCAAGAGTACCTATGGTGATGATAGATATTTTGGTTCTTCTATGGTTGGAACACAAAACAGAAATGTTTGCATAGAATCAAGATGGATATTAACTACACCATATGCACCAGCAGATGTTTTTGATTTAAAAACCGGCGACACATTCTCACCAATAGGTTTTGGTAGTGTTCATTCTAACGGTACTTCAGGGTCTGGAACAAATATGGTTTATATTTCTGCAACTAAGAAATTATATTTCCACGCTACTGACAACTATCTCTACGAGTACAATGTTACGTTTGAATAGGAGATAAACAATGACTAAATCAAGAACCTTAGCAGATTCTGGTACAGCGTTTACTACTGTAAGTGCTACTGAACTTGGATATGTAGATGGTGTTACCTCTGCTATTCAGACTCAATTAGATGCTAAAGCAGTATACCCAAGCCAAACGGGTAACTCAGGAAAGTATTTAACAACCGATGGCACAACTTCTTCTTGGGGAACTTTATCAGTTCCTACTGGTGACAGTGACCAAATCGTACTACCAACTCAGATGTTCGGATAAGGAAAAACAATGGCAACTTTTAGCAAACAACTACTTTCCGGTAGCACAAATGGCAAAGCAATTAAGATTGCTGCTACTGCCACTGCTGGAGATTTAATTCATACAGCAGTATCTGGTACAGCATCTTTTGATGAAATCTGGATTTATGCTTACAACTCATCAGCATCAGCAGTTGTTTTAACTATTCAATATGGTGGAACAACAGCAGTTGATAACGATATTAAAATTTCTATTCCAGCAACCTCAGGATTAACAACTGTTGTTCCCGGACTTCTTCTTCAAAACTCTTTAGTAGTACGCGCTTTTGCTGCAACTACTAACGTCATTACACTCTCAGGATATGTGAATCGGGTAGCATAATGAAAAACCTTGGCAGATTATTTCCGAATAACCAAGTTAGTGGTTGGAATACTGGTGCTATTGCTAGCACTGCCAAAGGTGACATTGTTCCTAAGACTGGAACTTTTACTACAACAACACCTACTGGCTTTAAGGTAGTTTCTTTTACTGCAACTGGCACTATTGAAATAACTGGTGGCGGTGCCACTGTTGACTTTCTCGTAGTTGCTGGTGGTGGTGGAGGCGGTGGAAACGCAGGTGGCAATGGTGGTGCTGGTGGTGGCGGTGCTGGAGAAGCAATTTATACTACTTCTGCATTTATTCCAGCAGGAGTGTACCCAGTTATTGTTGGTACTGGTGGTGCTGGTGGTGCTTACGCTACCAATAATAATCACGGAACTAATGGCAAACCAAGTTTGTTTTATAATGTTGTAACTTCTGGCGGTGGTGGCGGTGGGCACAAGCAAACACTTGGTCAAACACGCGGTAGCGGTGGTAGCGGTGGTGGTTGCGGTGGTGGTGCTGCAGGAGGTAGCGCATATTTTGGTGGTGGTAAAGGTTTACTTGGTTTTGCAGGTGGAGATAATGAAGACCAAGGTATCAATGCCGGTGGTGGTGGGGGAATGGGTTCTGTTGGAGGTAACGCCGGCGGAACTGGTGCTGGTGGTACTGGAATTTCTAACTCTATAACCGGAACTGCAACTTTTTATGCTGCTGGAGGCGGCGGTGGGCATAACTCATCTCAAAATCCCGGTGGCTCAAGTATCGGTGGAAATGGTGGTGGAGGTGCAACTGCTGCAACTTCTCCAGTTGCAAATACTGGTAGCGGTGGTGGTGGAGGCGGTGGATACACAAGTACTGCTTCAACGGCAGGTGCCGCAGGAATTGTTATTATAAGAATTGCTACAACATAATATAATGTCTTTACTGACAGGCAGTTGTACAGATGACTACCTCCCTTCTTGGGAGGATAGGTCTGACCCATTAGATGAGCAGATGAAACCAAAGGAGCAACGTGGCAGGTCGTGATATTACAGATGGTCGTGGAGACTCCGGTGGTTTAGGTCGTTCTATTGCTGTAGATGTAGGTATAGTATCTTCTTCTGCTGTATGGCAGAACACTTCTATTGCCTATGATGTAGCCTTAGGTGGTATGCCATTCATCTATGCTATTGGTGACGCTCGTCCATACACACGTCAGACTGCACCATTCCGCAAAGACCAATTTGATAATGGTAGTGAGCCAGGAGAGCAATCTCTAACTGGCTGGTGGATTCGTAGTCAAATGTCATTTCACTCTGGTTCAGGTATTAAGTTCTATGACCCAGCAACTACAGATGAGAATGGACACTATCGTTTTGCTGATAGCCGTAACATAGACGTATGGACTAAAGGACAAGTAACTTTACTTAAAGAAACAGCCAATATGACCGGCGTTACTACTGGTATCTACAAAGTGCTATCTATTGTTGATGGGTCTACTGACAAGATACTTGGTTGGACACCAGCAAATACAACTATCAATAACTATACCCCTACAGGTACTGCAGTTACTTACACACATCCTGTTACTGCCGGATTAGATACTGCTACTCTTGCTATTGCAACAGATGGAACACATCTTTTTATAGCAGACAATGACCACATTTATACAGGTCCTATTGCAACTCCTACTGCTGGCTACTCAGCATATTATAATACTGGCAGTGAAAAAGTTGTATTAGGCTGGGTTAAACAACGACTTGTTGGTTGCATAGGTGCATCTGTTTATGAATTAACTGCTAGCAAGAGTTCTAGTCATACACTTCCAACACCTCTTTATACACATCCTAATGCTGATTGGACTTGGACTTCTGTGTCCGAATCAGGCGGTGCTATCTATGCTGCTGGTTACGCTGGTGGTACATCTGCTATCTATAAGTTTACACTCTCTACTGCTGGTGTAATGCCAACACTAACATCTGGTGTTATAGCAGCACAATTACCAATTGGTGAAATAGTAAACAAAATTGAATACTATCTAGGCTATCTAATGATTGGTACTAACAAAGGTGTCCGCGCTGCATCTATTAGCGAGCAAGATGGTTCAATTGATTACGGACCACTAATCATTGAAGAATCTAACGGAGTTTACGACTTTGCGTTTAGAGATAGGTTTGTGTGGGCTACTGGTTCAATCAGCGGCTTCGCTGGACTTTATCGCATTGATTTAAGCAACCAAATTGAACCTTTACGCTTTGCTTATGCAACAGATGCTTATCTTGATGGTGCTGCTGGTTATGCTACAAGCGTAGACTTTGTAGGTAACACAAACCAAATTGCATTTACAACATCAGGAAGCAATGGTATTGCTATCCAATCAACAACAGTATTGGCATCCACTGGCTATCTTACTACTGGTAACATCCGCTATGGTACATTAGAACCTAAGAACTTCAAGCGTCTGCTTGGTCGTGGTGATTTTACCTACGGTTCAATGGTGCTTGAGACAGTAGACAAGGCTGGTACTGAATATGACCATATTACTTATGATGCGTCTATTGGTTCTCCCGAAGTTACGACATCCTCACCTGCTGTGGCTCAAGAGTATGTAGCCTACAAGTTTATCCTGTACCGTGATACTACTACAACTTCACAAGGTCCTATCTTCAAAGGCTACCAAGCCAAGGCTACCATTGCTACCCCTCGCCAACGACAGATACAATTTCCTGTCTACTGCTTTGATATTGAAACCGATAGGTACAATACTGTAGTAGGCTATGAAGGTAGAGCATTTGAGCGCATTCGTTTGCTAGAAAGTATTGAATCTAATGGAGATGTAGTTACATGGCAGGACATCACAACTGGCGAAACACAGCAAGCGGTGATTGAGAATATTAGTTTTCAAAGAATGACCCCACCCGACAAACGCTTCGATGGCTTCGGTGGAGTCATCGTAATCACTATAAGGACTGTATAATGACTCCTGCTGACTGGGCTGCCCTATTTGTGTCTCTAACCGTACTAGTAGGGGCATTTGCTGGTATAACTAAATGGTTAGTTAAGTACTACCTTTCGGAGTTAAGACCTAATGGTGGTGGCTCAGTAAAAGACCAAGTTAATAGATTGGAACTACGAGTAGATGAAATCTACAGATTGTTGGTTGACAAATGATACCTCTAGCCCGTGCTGCGCAACCGGCTGCAATTGCAATCCTGAGACAAGCGACAGCATTGTACCCGAAGAGATTGAAAGCCTCGGATGGGCTGCTCCCATCTAAAGCACATATCAAGCAGAACCCTAACTCAGACCACAACTCTGGGTTTGCATGTGACCTAAGTCACGACCCTAAGAATGGGATTGACTGCAAGGTTGCTTATAAGGAATTACAAAAAGACCCACGTGTAAAGTACTTGATTTTCCAAGGACGCATTTGGTCAGAGATGAAGGGCGACCGTGACTTTGATGGTTACTCCCACCCAGTTCATTTGCACATTAGTATCAAGGAGACTGCGGGAACTAATACTTCCCCTTGGTTCCCTTGGTTAGGGGACGCTAAAAAACTTAATAAGGTAAAAGCAGCACTCAAGCCCAACCCTAAAAAGAAAGAGACCAAATGACTCAACTTACTAAAAACAAAGTACAGGCTATGTTCATGTCCTATGTTCGGGCTGGCGTAGCATCCTGTGCAGCACTTTATATGGCTGGGATTACAGACCCTAAGGCATATGCTACTGTCTTCCTATCCTCATTTGCTGGTCCTGCTATGAAAGCAGTAGATAAGTCAGCCAAGGAGTACGGCAAGAAGTAGGCATTTAAAGCCTTCTAAGCCCCTTTACAGACAAGAAACCCCCTTCCTCTAGGTACTCCCTAGGGGTTGGGGGTCTTTTTGCGTTTAAATTGCTACTCTACATCGTAGTATTGGTACTCAATCTCTTCCCAGAAACGTTCAACCTGTTTGTCATAGATGGCATCTTTTACTACATCTATTAGGTAGGATACTACATAGAACACCACAAGGGCAGCAAGGGTTCCCCAGAACGCTGTATAGAATGAACTTGACATACTTCTCCTTACATATATATAATATATATATTATATACGAACGCCTAAGCGTTCGTTATATTACATATTATCTTGTAAATAAATTATACATACCCAATTTTAATCTGTCAAATTAACTCTCAATTTGACAAAAAAAGTATCATGGATGTAAACTTGTACCATGACGATAAAACTAGAAGAATACGAACTACCGGAACATATATCCTACAGTGCTTTCAGCACATATTTAATCTGTGGGTACCAATACTACTTAGGTAGACTACTACAAAAACAAGAAGAGCCATCTGTCTGGTCAGTCGGTGGCTCATCCTTTCACCTTGCCTGTGAGAACTATGACAGGAGTACCCTATGATGCAAGACCCAGCAGTACAACTATGGGACCAAGCATGGCTTGAGTCTAAGGGAGACCTCGACCTAACCAATGCACGTGTTGGTGGTCGTGCTACCAAGGCTAATCCAAACAAGGAAGATGTAAACTTCTGGCAAACCGCAGGACCTAAATGGGTAGAGACCTACATCCAATGGCGTACACTCAACCCTGACTGGAAGATATGGAAAACCCCAGCAGGGGAACCAGCAATCGAGTTGGCGTTGCTACCTGTGGTAGCAGATGTTCCAATTAAAATGGTTATTGATAGAGTCTTTGAAGTCAATGGGCAACTTGTTATCGTTGACTTGAAGACCTCGCAACAGACACCTAGCAGTACACTTCAACTTGGATTCTACAAGTTAGGTCTTGAACAGACCTTTGGCGTAGAGGTCAAGTGGGGTAACTACTATATGTCGCGTCAGGGCAATACCGGAGAAATGGTAGACTTGTCTGGCTATACATACGATAAAATGGAATACCTAATTAGTCAATTTGACAAGGCTCGCAAGTCTGCGATATTCTTACCCAACACAAACAATTGCCAGTACATGTGTGGACTCACAGCGCACTGTCAATTCTCTACTAAAAAGGAAACTATATGAGTGAAGAATGGAAGTTACAGGTTTCGTATAAGACACCGGGTGGCGATATGATTAACATCCGTGCCAACACGGCTGATGAACTTAGTGTATTGCTAGAAGGTATTGGTGACTACTCGACTCAAGTCGCAGCAGTACAAAGAATGGTCGTTGGCGCATACAATGCAGCCCCTTTGGGGACACCGCCTTCAATGCCAGACACCGTGCACGTGCCATCCTCAATGCCAGCCCCGGTAGCACCTCCATCCGCTACGCCGACAAGCGGACCAGTATGCATACACGGAGCGAGGAAGTACAGGTCGGGAGTGTCAGCCAAGACGGGTCAGCCATACGCGTTCTGGGCATGTCCAACACCACAGGGGACGCCGGACCAATGCAAGCCGGCGAACTAAAGCAAAAGTTGTTTCCATTTTAAATATTAGGGAGGGGATGTAATGCGCACACTTACGAGGTCTGTGGGACGTGCTTCAATAGGTGGCGAGCCTCTCCCTAGTTGCTTTAAAGCGTTTGAATCTAATAAGATTATTATTAGACGTTCAGAAGTATCAATGTTTGCGGGTGCTCCGGGGGCGGGTAAATCTACACTCGCCCTAGCACTTGCACTTAAGACTAACGTCCCAACTCTTTATGTTTCAGCAGACACCAATGCACATACTATGGCTATGCGTTTAGCATCTATGATTTCTGGCAAGAGCCAGAGCGATGTTGAGCAGAAGTTAAACAATGATATTGGTTGGACTAAGGCTGTACTACAAAAGGGCAGTCATATTGTTTGGTCATTTGAATCTAGCCCAACCCTTCAAGATATAGATGAAGAAGTGCAATCCTTTGAAGAGTTATGGGGTTGTCCTCCAACGTTAATCATAATAGATAACCTAATGGACGTAGCCACTGATGGTGGTGAAGAGTTCGCATCCATGCGAGCCATCATGAAGGAGTTGAAATATCTTGCTAGAGCAACTAATGCAGCGATTGTCGTATTACACCACACTTCGGAAGCAGTTCCTGGAACGCCTTGTCAGCCAAGAAGCGCAATACAAGGGAAAGTTTCTCAGTTACCTGCCCTCATATGCACGCTTGGCACTGTTGGCACGTCAATGGGCGTGGCATCAGTCAAGAACCGCTACGGTAGAGCAGATGCGGGCGGAACTCTCATGACTTGGTTAGCATTTAACCCAGAGTATATGTACGTTGAAGATATACCGGAGAATTCATGAACTCACAAGAGTTAATCTCTGCACTTAATCAGAAAATACAGTTACATACAGAAGTTATCAAGAATAATGGGCTAGGTTTAGTCAAATGTTCTTCTTGCAACAAATTAATTAGGAACCATGAGTATACCAATGGGTTAATCTATGCCTATCGAGACATTATAAGTCTGGTGGCATACCATGACGAGCCGTAAATCACATAAAGCAAGAGGAGCAACCTTTGAAACAGATATTAAAGATTGGTTTCGCGCTAATGGGTACGATGCGGAAAGGCTTGCGCGTACTGGTGCAAAAGATGAGGGTGATGTGGTTGTACGAGCGGACTTCCTTGGAAATATTGGGGTTATTGAAGCCAAAGCCCCGGGTGCAGGCAACGCTATTGACCTCAGCGGTTGGACAAAAGAGGCGCAAACAGAAGCAACGCATTATGCGGAAGCAAGAGGCATCCAAAGGGAAGCAATCTTAGCAGCAGTAGTTATTAAGGCACGTGGGAAATCCATCTCAGATGCCTACCTAGTATTAAGGTTGGGCGATGTATTCGGTGGATGATTTACCAGATATTGCGATGGTATTGGCTCATTATGGTGCCAACATTACTCGTACTGGTAGACAAGTAAACGTAAAGTGTCCGTTCCATAATGATTCACACGCAAGTGCAAGTTTCAATACGCAAGATAACATCTTTAATTGTTTTGCTTGTGGTATGCAGGGCAACAGTATTCAAATCATTGCTAAGAAGGAGGGGGTGGATATAAATGAAGCAAAGTCTATCGCAGAAGGAATTACTGGGGAAAGCCATGAACAAGTACGCGGCAAACATCTTTCAGGCAGAAGATTACCTGCTAAGCAGGGGTATAACTCGGGAAGTAGCACGGGTGGCTCGATACGGCGTAGTCGTGGAGCCTGAGGTTGGTCACGAAGCATTCATCGGTCGCCTCTCGATACCTTACATTACTAAAACGGGTGTTGTTGATATTCGTTTCCGTTCTCTTAATCCTGCAGTTGAGCCAAAGTATATGGGCATGACAGGTGTTGAAACAAAGATGTATAACGTACTAGATATTGAACGTGCTGGTGACTGGATTGGAGTATGTGAAGGTGAACTGGACACTATTACTCTTAGTGGCTGTGTTGGCATCCCCTGTGTTGGAGTACCGGGTGCGAACAGTTGGAAGAAACACTACACTAGATTACTTGCGGACTTTGAACGAGTCTTTGTCTTTGCAGATGGAGACCAACCGGGCAAAGAATTCGCCTCTAGTCTTGCCAGAGAATTGCCAGTTACTATCGTTGCCATGCCAGACGGGGAAGATGTTAATAGTTGTTACGTAAAATATGGTGCAGATTATATCAGAGAGAAGGCTGGCTTGAATGAGTAATAGAAAGTTACCTCCCGTACCTCCTTGTTCTGTGTGTGGGGAGCAGTTCGCTAATGTATTTGAAGCGACAGACCACTTAGTTGAAGAAGGTGGAGAAGAAGTATTCGACCCTAAACTAATCCTTCCGGGTGGTTACTCTCTAATGATTGGTTCACTACTACGTTGTATATATGGATATGCCAATAATCCAGAACAGATATCGCGCATAACTCAATCTACTTACGCTACATTATATGCTGCAGAAATCAGTCCTAAAGGGATGCAAAATCTTATAGAAGAAATGGTTGTTGATGAGCAGATGAGCAACTTTAATGTTGAGTTGAAGAAACTACTAGAGAATGAATCCCCTAAAAATGACGAAACTGGAGAGTGAAGAAATATGGACAATCCTAAATTATCTTCTGTCGCATGGTCTGAATATAACCAAACGAACTATAACAAGTACGGACTTAGTAGTGGAGATAACGATACCGCGACTGAATACTTAGATGAATTTATGGGTCATGCTCGATTCGCAAGCGATGCTCAAAACGTAGCAGAAGAACTAATTGATTTACTAATCAGTAAGCATCACGATTATGGTCCTAAGAACATAGCCCAGTCTCCTGGCGGTGCATTAAATGGGCTACGCGTACGTCTGTGGGACAAGTTGGCTCGCCTCAATAACTTAGTAGATACCAATGCAGACCCAGAACATGAGAGTTTAGAAGATACGTTCAAAGATATGGCTAACTATGCAATCATAGGATTGCTAGTACTTAGAGGGAAGTGGGATACTGAATGAAGATATTCGGACCATACAAAGGGAGTAAGCAAAATGGCGGACGACCAATCTACGTTTTTAAGCGAAAGCGAAAAGACGGAAGTGTTGAAACTACTTCAAGTAATAAGGCAAGGGTTGATTACGAGAAGAAAACAGGAAAAACCTTATCGCGCAGCACCGACGTTGACCATAAAGATAACGGCGGAAGAGCAGGCAAAGACGGACACAGCAACCTTCAAACTATGTCCCACTCAAAAAACGTTGTCAAAGAAAACAAACGTCGCGCAGGTAAAAAAATTGTTAAGAAAACTATTAAGAAAGTGGTAAAAAAGAAACCATGAAAACAATAGTTTGCGTGTCAGATTTACAGATACCATACCACGATAAGCGGGCGGTTGAGAACCTTGCAAAGTTCATCAAAGCGTACAAACCCACCGAAGTCGTATCAGTTGGTGACGAAATGGATATGCAAACTATATCTAAATGGTCAAAAGGTACGCCATTAGAGTATGAGCGTTCCATAGGTAGAGATAGAGACACTACAGTTAGAGTGCTTGAGGCACTCAAGGTTAAACATATGATACGTTCTAACCATACTGATAGGTTATTCAATACAGTAATGATGAGAGCGCCGGGATTACTAGGGCTACCAGAGTTAGACTTACCACAGTTCCTACGCCTAGATGATATCGGTACTACCTACCATACAAAGCCGTATGAGTTGGCTCCTAATTGGTTGCTAATGCACGGCGATGAAGGCTCTATTAACGCCACAGGAGGGCTTACAGCCCTTGGTTTAGCCAAGCGTACAGGTAAGAGTGTTGTGTGTGGACATACTCACCGCATGGGTCTTACCCATTCTACTCAAGCCTATGGCGATAGCACGCCTAAAACAATTTGGGG